TTCTGATGGCTGCACATCCACTCGTTGACGAGGCCGCCGAGAAGGCGGGTCTTGCCCGTTCCGTGGCCTGACTTGATGGCGACCCGACGGTGCTTGCGGATGGCGTCTAGGACTTCGACCTGCTTCGACCAGGGCGTGTAGCCGAGCACCTCATTCGGGAATGCTGCCGGATCCTTGAGGAGTGCCATGTTCCTTGGACTTGAAGTAGTCGACGATCGTCGGCTTCAGGCTGTGGGCGATCTCCTGCTTCGGACGCCAGTCGTCGCCGCCGATCACCTGGAGAGCCTTCAGGGCCAACGCGCCGTCCGGCTCGCGGTCCTTGAGTTCGTCGCCCTCGATGCACCCTAGCAGCGACTCGACCAACTTCGCTCGGAACTTCGACTTGGCCTCGTCGATCTTTGTCGAGTTTGTCGGATTGGCGTCGCGCCAATCGTAGGCCGTCTGCCGATGGAACCCGAGTTCCTGAGCGGCATCGGCGATCGACCGCCCACGCTCCAGAAGCCGGAGGAAGGTGTCGACGTGGTGTATGAACTCTCCGCGACTCATGCCTTCATTCTAGCGCGGCCACGAACTCGCCGAGGCTCCGAGCACCGATCACCTTGACGTTGCAGTCGAGAGCCTTGCGTCGCCACTCAATCTGCTCCGGACTGAAGCGGCCTTTGAACGTCTTCACCTCGACCGCGAGCATCCGTCCGTCCGGCAGGTATCCGATCAGGTCGGGCGTGCCCTTCGGAGCCCCGTGGACGATGTTGCCCGTCATCGAGCGGAACACACCGCAGTTGACACGGAACAGGCACGGGACCCTGTCAGGGTTCTCCCGTGCCCATTCGACGATCGACCGTTGGATCTCGGCTTCCGACATCAGATCATGGTAGCCGCCAACTTCTCCTTGAGTTCATCGGCATACGTCTCCTGCACGGCGATCATGCCGCGCGTGAGCATGGCCGGATCCTTGACCCATGTCGAGTTCCCGATGTACTGCACGTAGAGAAGTTGATGGATGCCATACATCAACTTCGTCGACCGCAACCGGAACCGCAGCATCAGGTCGTAGTCGTCACACCACGGCAGGTCGCGGTAGCCGCCGATCTTGAAGTACTCCGACCGCCGCCACGCTCGGACATGGTTTGGGCAGAGGCCCATGTGCATGATCGTCGGGTTGTCGACCCCGTTGACGACGTACCTGCCCTCGACGTCGTGGAGGTCGGCGACGCGGAACCATCGGCCGTCTTTGAAGACGCTCCTGTACTTCCACAACGGCGACTGGTACTCGTTGCAAGTGCCGTCGGCCTTGACCTCGGCGAACTTCGAGTAGACGAATCCGACTTCGGGCTTGCCGTTGAAGACCTCGACGATGCACTCGAGAGCATCCGGCATCAGTTCGTCGTCGTGGTCGAGCTCGACGATGATCTCGGCCCGAGCCGCGGCGACGGCCGTACCCTTGAGGTAGCCGATGCGGTTGGTCACCGGCATACCGATCTGCGTGTGCACTTCCTCGAGGTGGTCGACTTCCTCGCCGTCGTGCACCAGGACGATCTCGAAGTCCGTGAAGGTCTGACGCATGAGCGATCGGAGAGCGTGACCATTCTCGAACGTCGCGACCCTATGCGTTGAGACGATCACCGACACCTTCGGAGCGAAGTACTCCGGGTCGTTGAGTTGCGCGAGGCCCGTCAACTCGGTGCACCGGGCAACGTCGGCCCACGTCGGCCTGGTCTCAAACCTCTTCACGATCCGCCGCTGCCACGGCCGCAAGTCTTCGAGGCAGGACTCGGCATCGCCGTAGGTCATGATGCACGTCGCGTTGCGAGGCCATCGCCCCCACTTGAGGTCGCCAAACCTTCGGGTCTCAAGTTCCATCGCGCCTACGACGTGAACGTCGCCGAGTTCCTTGAGGAGTTCCTTGTCGTCGGTGTAGAGGTAGCCGCGGTACATCAGCCGTCCTCCTCGACGCCGTCGCGGACGCGCTTCAAGTCCATGCCGTCGTTCCTGTCGATCTCGAAGGCCGAGAGCATCCGCTGTCCCATGAAGTCGTTGAAGAACTTCGTGAAGGCCGCGTCGTCGAGCAGTTGGAGACGGCCCTTGGTCACGTTGAAGACGGACCAGGAGTCGGGACGCCGACGCACCTCGAAGACCTCCATGCAGTACGTCAGGTACATCGACGGTTCGTGGTAGTACGAGAACCGCTGCTCTGCTTCGATCTGATCCTTGATGACATCCGCGGGGTTACGAAGTTCCTTGCTCATGACTTCTCCTTGCGCTTCTTCAGGAAGCGTTCGACGATGGCCTGTCCGGTTCCGGCAGGCGCAAGTTCTACGGGTTCGACTGTCGGTGCAACAGTCGCCACTGACTGTCGCGGCATCACGTCGGCGACGACGACGTCAGCACGTGCCAACAGTGCCTCGAGATCGTAGCCTCGGCTGCTGCACCACCTATCGTCCAAGGCATGGAAGCGTCGCAACGCCTTAGTGGCGAGTTCACTGTCGCCCTTGCACAACTTCAACAGACGCTCGAGTGCCTTGCGTTCGCGTCTGTCGAGGTCCTCGAACGACGTCGACGGCATCTTCCGGTCCTCTCGGATCCTGACCCACTCCTGGTGGAGGTCGCGGACCTGAGCGAAGCGAACCCCTCCACCCCCGGAGGGGGGGGCTTGGGGGGGGTTCTCCTCTATTCTCCTCTCTTCTGTTCCGTGCGTGCGTGCGTATGCGTGCGTGCCCAAGCGTGCGTGCGCGCGTGCATGCGTGCGTGCGAGGCCGCCGAACTCGTGGAGGGTCGCGCCGTCGTCGACGAACCCCGAGCGGAGCCACACGGTCCGGAGGCCGTCCGCGTCGCCGGTGAAGCGACAGATCCGCGCGAAGTCGTCGGCGGTCAGCACGTCGACCCGGCCGTCGGTCCGGTGAGCCCTCGCCCAGCACGTCAGCCGAACGAACTGGCCGACGGCGACGTCACGGGCCGCGACGGGGTCGACGCCGAGCCCGACGAGGGCCGCGGCGAGGTCGACCGTCTTCGGGTGGTCGAAGATGGATCCGAACACTTTGACCCACAGGCCGTGCATCAGAAGGCCCCTCCGTTGGCGTAGAACGCCATAAGGGACGTTTGGAAGGCCTCCTTGGCTTCGGACACCGACGCGGCCTCCCAACGCCCTATAAGCCGTCCTGCGAAGTTCCGCTCCCGACGCTCCTTCGGGCAGGTCTCACCCCCTTCGACGTGCCGGACCCACCACCCGATCAGGTCAGCGAGGATCAGCCGCTCGATCTTGAGGTCGCGGTCGATCGTCAGGCAGTGGTCGGTCGCACCCTCCTCGAGGCCGAGGGGATCGAGGGTCGCTCGGACCCCGTAGATCGTCCACCGCTCGGCGTCCATGATGGCCATGCACATCCGGCACTGGATCTCGTAGTGGAGGGGCGGTCGGTCGCCCCACTTGGCCGCCGACTTGTCCGAGAAGATGGTCTTGAGTTCCACTCCGTGGGTCGAGTCGATGATGCGGTCCGGAGTGCAGGACAGGAACGGGAAGGCCGGATGCCTGTAGGTCCGAGCCGGGTCCTTCAATGCCCAGCCTGTCACCTTCGCAAGCCGCTCGGCCGCCGCGGCCTCGAGGGCGTTGCCTGCTTCGGAGTACGGCGACTTGCGATCGGCGACGGGCACTCCGCGCTTCTCGAGCCACACGTCGTACGGGGTTCGGTACGGGTCGACGCCGAGCACCGCCGCGGCCTCGGACGCACCGATGGAAGACTTCCGATCGAACTTGCTATCGAATGACATCTCACGCCTCCGGGTCGCCGAGCGACATGTCGAAGAGCACTTCTTGGGACGGCTTCGGAGTCTTGGGCTTCGGTAACTGGCTGTCAAGGTGCCGACGAAGATCGTGGATCGTGCCGATGGTCGCGAGCTTCTTGGTGCTAGTGTCCCGCCAACCCCACACCACCACCCGTACCCATAGGTACTCGACGAGTTTGGCGCGAGCGGCGATCTCCTGAGTGTTGGGAGCGTCTTTGAACTTGGGTGACAGAAAGAAGTTGTTGCGCTTCTTGTTGCGACAGAAGAATGCGATCCGTGGCCGATTATCAATGCGCCAATGCTCCACTGTCAGTGCGCCCGTCATGACCGTCAGTGCGCCGACGGCAAGGTACGGATTCCTATGACACTTGCCTCTGTAACCGATTTGCTCGGCGAAGTCATCGATCTCGGCCTGGGTGACGTAGCCTTCGATCTCCGGTGTCACATCATTCTCCTCTTGAGGGCGAGCACGGTCGCCTCCTTCATTCCGACTTGCACCTCGTGCAGAACCATCA